ACAAGATAAATCAAAAAATGTTATTCGTTCTAGTAAAAAAGATAAAGAGACTGAACCTATGGTTGATAATCAAAATCTTCAAACAAAGAAAAAAGGTAGAGGTGGCGCAAGACCTAACAGTGGACGTAAAGTGGGCAGTACTGTTAAACTATCAGCAGCCGATTTACTTGCTGAGATTGCTAGACAAGATAAGCCATTCGCTGAGGGACTAGCAGAAGATTATAAAAGAGCACGACTAGAAGGTGACTTGATGATTGTGCAACGTTACCAACAAATGTTTTTGAGCAAAGTCTTAGCAGACAAACAAGAAGTAGACATGACAAGCAATGGACAGACAATAGGGGCAAGTTTTACTTTCCCATCAAGTGAATTGCCTGACTGGACTGATGAACAACCGATCAAACATTGATATTCCCTTATATGGTGAGCAGAAAACCATTCTAGCAGATTGGCTCACTACTGACAAGCATTGTATTGACATAGTGCCTGTTGGTAGTGGAAAGACATTCTTAGCAAGTATAGCCTTGCCGATATTCGCTAGTGACCCTCGCTATCATAAAGGAAAGGATATAATTTACAGTGCCCCAACAGGTGCTATGATTAAATCCTTAATCTGGGAGCCACTCAAACAAAGTTGCATAAAGTACTTTGGATTGGTAGATGGCAAAGACATTAACAACAGTGAACTAACAATTAAGTTTCCTGGTGGTGTCTTTATTCGTTGTAAGTCAGCAGAGATGAGGGAAAACTTAAGAGGTCTTAACGTAGGTGTGTGGATTGCAGACGAGGCGGCACTGTACACACAAGATACACTACAAGAGATTACAAACCGTCTTAGACCAAAAGTGGGCCAGCCAGACACATTCGGTCGTCTTATCGTTATCTCAACACCAAATGGTAATGGTCCATTGTACGATTTGTTTCAAACAGCAAATCAAATGATTGACAGATATATTGTTAGACATTTAAACTATTTGCAAATGCGTTCAGGTAATCGTCAGTTTATTGAAGAACAGAAACGCATACTAAGCCCATTAAAGTTTGCACAAGACTATATGTGCTCATGGGATCAAGTTGAGAATCAATTCTACTATACATGGAACAAACACAAATATTGTGCGCCCGTAATTGACAATGGTGGAGATTTGTATTCACTACATGACTTTAACAAACGCAGAATGACCGCAGTCATTGTTCAAGTTAATAACCCATATAAATCTGATGGCAAAATGGAAGTGTTGAAAAGTTACGCTATCAATGACTGTAGCACAGAGGGCATAGCACAAGCAATTAGAAATGACTTTCCACGCAGAAGAATCAACAGTATTATTGACATGAGTGGTACACAAGTAAACAGAGATACAACAAGCCCATTCGGAGTCACAGACAGAATTATATTAGAAAAATATGGTTTCACTATTATTAACAATAAGAATAGTAATCCTCTTATTGCGGATACTGACAATACTAGCAATAGTTTTATCAATCGTGGTGGTTTAGTTGTACAACCTGATGACAAGATATTGCTTGAAGCATTAGGCACATACCACTTTGAAGATGGATCAAGAAAGAAACTTGTAAAATACACAGAGCAAGCATACGCACACATAGACGGTTTAGGAGACTGTATTCGTTATGGAATACATCATCTGTTCCCGATCATGCATGAGAACACAGGACCTGATTACATCACTAGCGATAGTAGAGCAACTAAGCGTCCAGGATATGAACATTTACCATACAGCCCATTGTACCCAGGCGGACCAAGTTGGGAAGAATTGATGAATGAAAATTTAAACGGAAGTGATGATTACGTCACATATTAACAAATGAACAATAAAGAAAAATATCAATCATATTTTGATTCACACGTAAACATTGATGATACCGGTTGTCATCGTTGGGTAGCAGCCAAAAACAATATAGGTTATGGCATGTTTCGCTATGATGGCAAAATGCGTAGCGCACATCGTGTAATGATGGAGTGGGAAGGTCATGACATCGTAGGTAAAATAGTCTATCATAGTTGTGACAATTACGACTGTGTGAATCCAGATCATCTTAACGTTGGAACACGCTTTGATAAAAGCAAAGTAATGAGCGAAAAAGGTAGATCGGGTTTATATTGGAGAGACCCTAAGTACTATCAATCATGTAGTCACTGTGGTTACACAGGTAGCCCTGCAGTCGTGGCACACTATCACAACGATAAGTGTGCTCAGAAACCATGATTGATATAAAGTATAAATACATCATGGCCGCTATTCTCGCGGCTAGTGATGCCACGAGAATTAACAAAGGAAATAGTTGAATGAAGAATTCACAATTAATGAAAAAGAATCCCATATATGGTGCAATATATGAAACAATGATTCAATATCAATATGCGTACCTAGGTGGATATGTCTTTAAGGCATATGTTCGCAAAAAGCGTCCAAGTGAAGATAGTGTTATTCACATTGATTTAATTAAAAACACAGTTGCACAACCCATTTGCCGTTACATAGTAGAAACAATCAATGATGTATTGTTTGAGCCAGGCGTCAAGCGTTTGATTCAATTTGCAACACCTACTGGTGCTAGAGTCTCAACAGATAATATGGAATGGCAAGAACTATTTCAATTAGACGCAGACTTACAGAATCGTACATTGACTGGTTTCATGGAACAAGTAGGCGATTTATCAAGTATATTTGGTCATTGCTGGGTGTTTGTTGACATGCCTACACATGAACAAGGTAATCTTGGCAGACCATACGTTTGCGCTATCAGCCCATTAGATGTTTGGGACTGGGAGTTTGAGATATATGGTGGCAGACCTATTCTCAAGTATGTAAAAGTAAAAGAAAAAGAAACTCCTGAATGTATATACTTCAAGTGCTATCATTTAGGTACATCAGATACACCAAGTTACTGGCGCAGTTATGAAGTTGAAAAAGCAAATCCAGAACATGAAGCAGAACTTGAAGGTGAAGGCTTCTATCCTCCTGGTATGGGCATCCCTGGCTTCATAGCATATGGTCGCAGAGACCCACGATTGATTGACGTTGGCGTATCAGATATTGATTCAGCAAGCGAAGCAATGCGTGAACATTACAAATTAGAATGTGAAGCATATCAATCAATTCAATTTGCTAAAACAATTATTCGTGCAGACAATGGCGTTAAAGTTCCTGCTCACGCTGGTGCAATCGTTCGTGCAACACAAGGACAGATTGAAACTATCAGTGTAGATACAGGTGACGTTGATAAAATCATTAGTAAGCAACAAGATATTCTAGATCAAATTGAAGCACTAACTGGCCTAGGTGGATTGCGTAGTAGTAAACATCAAGTACAATCTGGTGTATCCATTATTGAAGAACGTAAACAATTGCATAGAATTGCAAAAGCAAAAGCACGTGAGATGGAAATCGCAGAAGAAAATATTTGGACATATGCCGCACGATTCATGGACATGCGTTGGGGCGGTGAAGTAGTATATGGTACTGACTATGAACAGCATGACACTAATTACAGAATGGCTGTGATGCAAAAAGCAAAAGAACTATTGCCTGACAATGAATTTGTTAAGGGAATGATACTACAAGAAGTAGTTGCAATGCTTGCTCCTGGTGAAGAACTACAACAATATCGTGATGCTATTCTTCCTTCATTACCACCAGAACTACAAAAACTACAGACTGAACAAGACAACGAAGTTTATTCACGTGATTTGGGTAGTCAAATACCTTTAGACCCAGAATATGAATTCATTAATGGTGAATACGTCAAAGTATCAGACGATGAATCAGACGATGAATATGAAAGCGAAGGCGCTGGCGAAAGTGAAATTATGTCTAATAGTACAATACAGTATACTGGTCAAAGTTACACAACACAAGACGCAATCGCAGTACAATTAAATGGTATCAACAGTGGTAGATAAGGTAGATATTGGCAACTTTCTGCCACTCTTAAGTGATACGATAAATAGATATTACAACTCGGTGATTCCGAAATAATCAAGGAAAACAAATGAACGATTTAAAAGATGAATTCGTTGGCAACGATAACGCCGCTGATAACCTTACAGCAGACATTAGTCTAGATCAAGGTAGTGATGCACCAAAAGTAAACCCTGGTTCAATTCGCAAGAGTCAAACACAGAGTATTCTTAATGCACTAAGCAACGCAGCCGGCGTACAGTTTGAATCTGTTGAAGCGGCAGCAGCATGGGCAGCAAGAGTAGGCGCAACACAAGCAAACGGTGGCAACGTACAGCCAGTGGAGAAACCAACACAACAAAGAGGTCGCCCCGCTCAGAACGATTTGCATGAACAATTTAATAAACTTCAATTAGACTTAGCACAAAAAGAGCAACGTCTACGTGAAAAAGAATTAGATTCAGACATACAAAGATTCATGGGTGAAAAGTTTGATCCCGATTTGATTGATTATGCTTTGAGTAAAATCAAAAGTAACATTCAATGGAATACTGATGACGGTACATATTCAATCGTCAATCAAAAGGGTCAAGAGCGATACGGTAGTGATGGCAATCCATTAACGTTAAACGGTTTAGTGAATGAAGTTGCAAAGGGTAATCCTAAATTACTTAAGCAAAGTTCACAAAACAGTGGTTCAGGTTTACGACCAGGACAAGGCAGTTTCGCAGGTGAATTTGGGGAATCAGTTCCCGATTATACACGTGACCCAGCCGCATTTAACGCATGGGCCGCACGTAATGGCTTAGGCAAGAATGTTGGATTAAAGGGCATGGGAGTCACAGCAACTGTTAGTTCAAGTAGTAAACGAATCTTATAAATGCCAACAATCATTATTTAAGGAGATTTCAAATGGCTTATGTATTAGGTGGTTCCAACAATGAAGCAGACGGCTTCACAACCGCAATTGCGAATTTCGCACTACGTGCAATGCACGAATCAAACGGTATGGTCAACTTGACCAATGTCGTTACACCAACTCAAGGTAATCAATTCTTAGTTCCTAACTTTGCTCCAATCACATATCAGGATTACAATCCTGCTGGTGCTGGTGGTAACGTTCAAGGTGACGCTAGTGAACAAAACCCAGCATTGGGTCAAGGGTCTATCACTGCAACTCCTGCAGTAGCCGCAACAGCATTTGATGCGTTCTACTCATGGACAACTAGTTTCCAATTGGCTGCAACATTAGGTGCAGAATTGGGTGACAGTTTCGCAGAAAAGGTTGACCAACGTGTTGCTGCTGCTTTTTCTGATTTTAAATCAACAGTAAACAACACATACTACGCAACTAGCGCAGACGGTTTTGACCGTGTGTTAGAATTAGGTGCTATGGAATTAGTTGCTAGTGGAGTTACTCCATCAAGCCCAGCAGCAGGTTTCACTGCAAACACTGTAACTCAATTAGTTCGCTTAATCAAGCAAAACTTTAAAGTTGCACGTATGCCTGGTAGCCCAGTAATTATCATTGACAGTAATGGTAATGATGGTGTTATCGGTAGTACATTGACTCGTCTATTGAGCGAGTTGACAGGTGGTGCAGTATCACAATCTGGTGGTTCTAATCTATCTGCATTAGGTAACGAATTGTTATCTACAGGTCGTATTGAAAACATCTATGGTTGCCAAGTTATGTCAACAACATTCTTGTCAAGTGCTACACGTCCTATCGCAGGTCTAGGAAACGGTGCATATCCAGTATTAATTGGTGGATACTTCGGTGACAGTGCAATCTTCACAGTTATCAAAGAAGGTCTACAGATCAAAACTGGTGAGAAGCCAGGTGGTCTACAAATGTGGCTAACAGGTCTAGGTTATTTTGGATCTGGTGTCGGTGACTTACGCCGTGGCGGTGCTATTAATATCGTTCAGGATTGATAGTAAACAAGAGAGAGTGGCAACATTCTCTCTCTATAATGTCTAGGAAATAATAATGTCAGTACCTTATCAAAGAATTAGCAATGCGACAGTAGCAGATATCATATTTTATGATCCAGCCGCTGAACGTAGAGCCACAAGTTTAAACGTTGTTTGGGACCCATACTTTAAAGTTGCTTCACAAGAGTGGCTATATAAGTTAGAGTTCGGATGGTGGACAAAATATTGTGATACAGTCTTTGGTGCAAGTTATTATACCAATAATCAGCAAGGTCAATTAATATCAGCGTTTAATCCTAGTTTGCTCATTAAAGATGACCAAACATTGATTAGACTTGATACATTCGGTGCAATTGAAGTTTTTTACGAAAGTCTAGTTACTGACGTATCAAACATGAATGAAGTAGATTTGCAAAACTATGAGTTTAGCAAAAATCGCTGCCAGAATGAATGGATCAAAGCATTAGAGTTGATGAACTTTTATGACTTGTCCGGACAAAATCCAGATGGACCAACTACTAAGTTGGAAGAAAACTGGACTGCTGACGTTGACTATTTTAACAACGATAGGAGATTCTTCTAATGGCATCTACCATCTTAAACGCACCATTAGTAACAACACAAGATATCATCAATGTATTACAACGTGATATCCCTAAAGCATGGGCAGTCCCAATTTATGACGACTTCCCAAGCGATACAGATGTTGTTCGTTATGGTGTTTACGTTTCAGATGTACATACCGTTGAAAGAAATCCGCATCAGTTAGGTATACAATATTGCGCTACAATATATCATGCATACGATCAATTTTCTATTGTGTATGTTTCATTTCAGGATGATCCACACAATATTGATCTTAATGCTATTATTGCTAACCTTGTTACAGCGTACACAAGTAATGGTCAAATATTATTTGATGGTTATTTTGAACGCAATTTTGACCAAGACTTAGTTTACGGCCCTAACGCCGAAAAGCACGTCTGGACATTTAGATTACTACGATTAGAATTTAACACATAAGCCAACATATAAGGAGAAACCAAATGGCACGCATTACAACAAACACAACTGGAACTCAACCGGTTCTAGAAATCAGTACAGATACTGCGAACATTGCTAACTCAGCAATGTCTGTTATCTGTTTACAAGATGTGACAATCACTAACAGTACTGGTGTATATTCATATACAACATTCTGTGACACTGACACATTAAAGTTGAGCACACCTGCTGACAACGAAATCAGTACTAATGTCGTCATTGACGCTGAAGTATTTTTCGGTAACGCTAGTGCAACAGCAAACTCTGCCGCAGAAGCAGGACTAAGTTCATTGTCTATCAATAAGACACCAATCAGTTTCCGTATCTATTACAATGGTACAGACCCTGGCGCATACTACCAAGAAGGTGTTGGATTCATCACTAACTTGGCACCAACAGTAAGCCCAGATGCACCTGTTTGGGTCACACCAATGTCATTGGCTATTGATGGTTCAATGGTTAACGGTACTGTAGCAAGCCCTCCCTAATATATATTAGGGGGTATGTGCGATAATAGGGAGGGCAACTTCCCTATTTTTATATAAGGATTAACAAATGAATAATGAAAATCAAGTATGGATTAAAACAAATGAAGAACGATTAGCCGCATTAGTTGCTGATGAAGCAAAAGGTGCCGCGATGTTGACTGAAGTACAAAACACAGTCAAACAATTAAAAGCAAAATCAAGTTTTAGGTTAGCACTACTCAATCAATTAATTGAGGATGCAGTATCTAAAAAAGACTAAATACAATGTGAAAACAATTTAACAAAGGAAAACAAATGAACTTATCACAACTCACAGCAAAACCCCAATTGATTCTCGTCAAATTAGATGACGAAGAAACCATTACAGAATACAAAGAAGCGATTGAATTTTACACATGGGATA